GAGGGGTTGTCATCGAGCGGCCACAACTGCCGCAAGCAATGGGGGCAGAAGTAGTCCACATGATCAATCCACGGTGACGGTGAGAGCGCCGGCGGCGAACTGCGGCTGGATGCCGTTGGAGACGGAGAGGGAAGAAGTGAGAGCGCCCTTGAATAGGAGGTTGCCAGATCCGGACCCGCTATCAGTGCCGATGCCGAAGTGGGTGAGGGTGTTGGAGCCGCCGGTGCATTGAGCGAACTGGACGAGGGCGGTGTTACTGATGGTTGATGTGGTGAGCGTCCAACCTGCGCCGGACCTGGCGACGCCGACTCTGGCGTATCCGGTGTATGTGGCCTCGTTGGTGTTCTGGTTTCCTGCCTCGCCGGGATCGGCGGTGTGGAGGCTGACGTAGAACGAGCCTGCGACTGTGGAACCCTGTAGGCCACCGGTGTTGCCGATGTGTCCCCAGTTCACGTTGAGGAAGATGAGATCGAGGAGATCCGCCTCGGCGGCGTTGGTCATTGACATAGCGTTGGAATCACTTGGTTTTCGGGAGAGCGTACCAACCGGCAGGGAGTGTCACGGTGGATGGCCCCACGAGTTTCTGATCTTTGTCGAATGCGTACACCTTGGCTTTTGTGGGCTTGGCCAGCATCACGGGATCACCGTTTGGGACCAGCACCACCTTCGTCTGCTGGCAGGCCGGGAAGATCGGCAACGCGAGCAGCCAGATCATCCTTGAGAGCCTTTGGGGCTTGGCCGTGCTGGACATCGGTGGGCGGGGTTTCTCGGAAGAAATCGAGGAATGCCTTGATGATCTGGTAGATCCAGCCGGCACTCATTCCTTCTTCGAGTTGCTCTTGATTGACCAGCCGACGCTGACCAGCGACAGGAGGGCGCCGACAATCTCGGTCACTTGCTCGGTGCTGGCAACACCCTTGGCGACAAGGAAGCCGCCGGCGGCGGTCAGGGCGTGGCGGATGAGGGAGGCAATGTTGGGGTTCATTTCAGTACGATTCGGACGAACATTTGGGCGAGGACGACGATAACAGCGAGGCCACCAAACAGCTTCCATTGGAACTGTTTGAGGCCTTCGACACAGGCTTTGATGCCGTGGATGTCGGAGACTAGACCGGAGTCCTTGTCGCCGATGGTGGTTTCAAGCCTCACGATTCTGACCTCCAGGTCGTGTGTATCGACGGGCGGCATGGTTCACTCGGGCTTGGGTGTCTGCTGTGAGTTGATGACTGCCGCTTCGATGATGTCGTAGAGCGGAAGGCCGACCCTTATGTTGGGGACGCCGCCGGCTTTCATTGCGATTTCGACGAGCTGGGCAAGCTGCTGGGCCTGTTGGATGGTGAGGTCGAGTTGAATCATGGCGCGGCAACCTTGGCGGAAGCAACGGCAGGAGGCAACCACGGCAGCGGCGGCGCGATGACCGGCGGGTTGATCTGGTTGTTGATCTGCTGCGTGACGTTGGCCTCGATGGCGGTCTTGTCCACGCCGTTGGCGAAGCACCAGTCGAGAACCTGCTGCTGGGTCAGGTCCTTGTACGGCGTGAACGCACCACTCGGAGGCGCGAACGAACAGGAGCCGTAGCAGGTGCCGGTGTAGGTCTTCTCGGTGTCGCCAGAGCCGGTGGTTTCGGTGCCGTTGCACCTCCAGTCGGCGGTAATGACGACATCGGTCAGAGAGCCTTCGGTGGGTTTGCAGAGAAGGCGTTCGATGATCCAAGAGATGTTCATGTTAGAAGAGGTCGTTCCAAGTGGTTCCGTTGTAGCACTTCAGCTTGTTGCTGGTGCTGTTGTAGTAGACATCGCCAGCTTCAGCACCGGCAGGATCGGCTGCGAGAGGGACGAAGCGAAGTTGTCCGTTGTTTTTCATCAAAACACGATCAGTTCCGGCTGTTTGAAAAGCAAGCTGACCAAGCGAGCCGGTTGCATACTGAGCATTCAGAACGACCGTGCGATCATCGGCCAAACCGTCGCTACGGGTCGAGATAAGCAAACCACGGCCAGCAGTACCGCTGAACGTCGCTTGGTTCGCGTTGTTCGCACCACGAACATCCAGCTTCGTCGCCGGACTCGTCCCCACCCCCAATCCGGTGCTGTTGAGGGTCATCGCGGTGGAGCTTGCAATGCCGAACCCGAGAGTGTTGTCGGCGGACCGGAAGATCGAGCAATCACCGGTAGGGGCTGAAATGTTAGATCGACCAAGCCACGCATTAGCTGAAATATTACCAGCAACAGTCAGCTTTTCGTTGGAAAGACTTGTGGTTCCGATTGCAACTTTGTCGGTACTGCTTGAAACATACAATGTGCTGGTGTCCACCGTCAGGTCGCCGGTGATGGTGGCGGAGGCGAGGGTGGCGGTGCCGGAACAGCCAAGCACATTGTTGATGCTGATCTTCTTGGTGGTTCCAGAAGCCGCCATCGTCGTGTCGCTGACATCGACGATTGGAAGCACGTCATTCGCGGGATCAGCCGCAGTCAGTGCCGTAAGTGCTGTGATTTTCGTGTCTGGCATATCAGTAGACGGTTAGAATGAACTTACTTGAATCTTCGGTGAGCAGCAGATCAGTGCCCTGCTCGGTTGCAATCCTGTCATAGGTTCCAAGGCTCAGGACAATCTTGCTCGCGTCCTCCAGCAGGACAAAGAAATCGTCCTCTTGCAACAGATCCCGGCGCAGGATCGGAGGATCGATGGGGATTACGTTCCCACCACGAACCGAAACCAATCTGTTTCCGAGAGCAAGTGTCACAGGTCATCAGGACTGGATCACACCATTCGTGGCCCACACCACACCGCTGGAAAGCTGGAAGCTGTTGATCGGAACCTGAAGCACGGACCCAGCAGGCCAGGTAGCGGTCGAGAATGTGCCAACGATGTTGGATCCGCTGATGCTGGAGATCACGGTCGGAGCCAAGAATGTCAGCGCAACGAACGGGCCAGTCTGCATGGCTGTGTCCTGCACGAGTCGGCCACCAGCGACTCCCATCGAATACTGAATGGCTTGGTTTGATACGTCGCTCATATGTCCCAAATTTTGCGGATCTGATTCTTTGTGAAAGTGCTTTCGAAGCGTGACCCCTGACGATCTTCCATGCGGCTGAACCCACGCTTCACATGGTCCTTCAGCTCGGCCTCGCGGGCAAAACCGGTGACCCCAAAGCGGGCCACCGGCTGTCTCTGCCAGCGTTCGCCTTTGATCACAATGGAATCGGTACCCATCGGAGCGATATGCTCGATGGACCGGCCTTTGTTCTCGAAGGTGTAGATCGGCATCTTAGCTCTCCATCTCGCTGTCGTACTCCTCGGCCATCTTCTGCATGCCTTCTTTGTCCATGGGGCCGGCCATCTCTTTCTTGTCCTCCTTGGACTCGTACTCGGCGGGCATGCCGTTGACGCTACGGATCTCGATGTAGGCTTCTCCGTTGTCGAGCTTCTTCAACACACCGCGAACATCATCCAAAAGAACCTCATCACCGACCTCAGGCATGGCCTGTTCGCCATCCTCCATATCGGTGGAGAGAGCCTCGATAGGAATCGAAATCATGGGCGCATTGTTGTCAGCCTCTTCGCATCCGCAAGCGGAATGAGAAGGGGCACCACCGATTGCTCGATGATGCCCCTTTGGGCCGACGGCGATCACCATGATGGTGGCCGTCTTGGGTTTCATTACAGCGTGGTCGAGGTCTTCGTGCGATGCACCAGATACCAGGTCGGGTTGCCGGTGGAACCGGTGTTACCAGCGGCCAGACGCATGGCACCAAAGAAGAGCTTCACGCCGACGGTGACGAGCTGGTTCAGCGGGTCGCTCTTGTCCGGGGTATCGGTGATCACGATCTTCGGGGAGAGCGGATCATCACCGGTCAGATGGGGGATGCCATACGCCTCGTTGCCGAAGAAGAACGAAGCGATGATGTCCTTGGTGGCAGTAAGGCCACCGCCATTCGGACTGGTGGTGTTGATGAACTCATCAGTATCAGTCGCGGAACCCTTGCTGACGAACGAGTTGGTCTGGGTGACGACACGGCAACCGTAGATGGAGCCAACCTCGCCCTTGTAGAACGGGGTACCCTTGTTGCCGTAGTTGGAGGCGTTCAACCAGTCGCTGTCGCGCATCAGGTCGCGGGCCACGCGAGGATCGGTGACGAGGACGTAGCCACCGTTGATCAGCGGAGCGCGATTGCGCTTCAGCCGGGTCATGGAATCGAGGACGGCGGACGCCGTCATCGTGGTGTTCGCGGCAGCGGTGTCGGTATTCAAGCCACCGAAGGTCTGATTTGTCAGCGTGGCCGGGTTGCCGTACACCTTGATGCCACCGGAGCCGGCAGCGGTGTTACAGGCGTCCGAGTTGTCGAACGCGGGGCCAGCCTGTTCGGGACCATTACCCATCGTGGTTCCAGTCACCACAAGGTTAGATCCAATGAGCGTGTTGCGGATCACGGAGTCAACCCAGAGGGCCATGTCCAGACCAGAGGTCTTGGTGGCCTGCTGGAGGGAGTTGAACAGGTCCGTGGCGCGGAGGATGTCGGTGAGGCCGATGACCTGACCGTACTGAGTAAGACCCTTTTCGAGCTTGTTGAGCGCGAGAGCGCGGTAGTTGGCCGAGGCGATGGCCGTACCCTCGGTCAGAGACTGGACACCGCTGATGCTCGGAGGCCCGAATCGAAACATGGCCAATTTCTGGCTCGCACCAGCATAACCCTGATTCTTGGGAATCGGGTTTTTCATGGCGAACTGATCGAGGATCGTCTCCTGCTGAACCAGAGTAAGCAGCTCCCTGCTGAAGTACGTCTGGAACTGGTTGGTGAGTGTAGTTGAGGTCGTGACTGGCATATTGTAGTTGTGGTTGTGCTATCAGGCCGCTTCCCGGTCGAACTCCCTCGACGCTCGCATGAGCGCCTCCCTCTGCTCCTTGAGGGATAACCGCGAGAAATCCTTCTCCTCGGTCTTGAGTTGTCCTGCCGGAATGCTCTTCCCAATGGCGGTCTTCTGCTGGAGCTTTTCCAACTGTTCCTTGAGTGCTTTGTTCTCGCTCTCAAGGGACTGCGATCTGCCGGCGGCATCCTGCAACTTCATCAGTTCAACCGCATGGACAAGTCCATCCGGCATGCCAGCAAGGAACGGCACACGCTGGAGGATCTCAACCGTGCGCTTGTACTCGGCACTCGACTGATCCTTCAACCACGGCTCCTTGTCGGCCAATCGGTTGTAGTTGTCAGCCCACTGCTTCGACATGCGCTCCTGCTGAACCTTCTGCGCCTGCTCGGATGCGGACTTGCGAACCCCCTCGGCCTTGGCTCGCGCAGCCTTGGCCAACTGGGTATCGCCATCGGCATCGAACTCCTTGGCCGCAGCCTCGTAGTCCTCAGCCGTGTAGCCCTTGTCATCCCGATAGGAACCAGCCTCAGCCTTCTGGGATTGCTCCCTCTGCCTCGACCATTCCTCCCGCTCCCGCTTCACCGCCTCGCGCTCAGCCTTGAGGGCCTCCTTCTCGGCGTTGATCTGCTCCCAGGTCTTTGCCTTACGCTGTTGCTCCTGGGCGAACTTGCTCCCGCCATCCGGCTTTTTCGACTTCTGCTCCTGCTTACTCTCGACCTCCTGAGCCTTTCCTTCCTCTTTGCCGGCGGTCACCACTTCAGTGGCTTCCTTCTCGGATGAAGCAGTCTCCTGTTTGGTTTCGGGCTGCTCCGTACTCCGATTGTCAACATCGACACCAGCATCGAAGTCGTTGGCCAGTGCGAGCATCGCATTGGCATCCATCGCTGTGTTCTGAGTTTCGTCTGACATTGTGCTATCACTCGTTTGCTGGCCCGCACAGACCAACAACCGCAACTTTGATCCTATGTGTTCGTGACAGAATCCGGATCAGTATCCTGTCCCGTAATTGATTCCTGGTCGGCCATCACCTCGATGACCTTCACAAGACTGGCCTGACCCATTGCAAACCCAGCCGAGTATTGCAAATGGTTTCGGTCCGTCATCGCAGAAGCGTTCTGCATGAGAACCGTGTTCAACAGGGCGTCCTTGAACTTCTTGCCCACATCAGACCTGAGGAATGCGTTCAATGCCATCGCCTCCTCCTTGCCCCACGGAAGCGGGTCCACCCACTTCTGATGACGACCAAATGTCCAAGCCGCTCGCAGTCGGCCAATCAGGCTGATCATTTCGCGGCCTTCTTCCGACCGGCAGCAGCGCGACGCATGAACTCCGCAGCCCCGAGCTTCTTGCGCCCGATCCAAGCGGCCAGAGCCTTCGGATCATCCGCCCCCTCTTTCTTGAGCTGCGTGGCCAACTTGCTGAACTTCGATTTTTTCTTCATGTGGTTACCAAGCCTTGCACGACCAATGCCTCGGCGTGGTCTTGTCCGTCGCCGTATCACAATTATGCCGCGCCCGGAAATTCTTCCTCCGCCCCGGATCATCCTTCTTGATCTCCATCTTCGGATCACCGAAGCGTACCTTGATGACCGTGCCCTTCGGGTTCCTGACATACACAGCCTTCTTCTTCGCCTCGCCCGGCGTGTAGAACGGCTTGTTCAATGTCACCTTCTTGCCCTGGTACTCAGCCATATCTCATTCTCCAAATAACGGAGATTCCTGTATCTCCTTCAGACTCCCATTGTTCCTCGCCTTCTGGAACTTCACCTTCGGCGCAACACCCTCATCAAGCTGCTGCATCATCGACACCGAGGTAACCACAGGCTCAGGAATCTGAACCTTGATCGGAACCGGCGGCGGCGGAGGAGGAGGAGTAGGATTCATGGCTTGGAACTCGCCGCACCAGTCCATGTCATGGACGGTAGGCCAGCAAGTGGGTCTGCTGCTCGGCGGATACCTCCGACAGGTTCCATCCACAGCACGATAACGACATTGATTACAGGTCATTGAACAGGAGCAGGAGCCGGCATCGGAGCCTGCTGTTGAGGGGCAAGCATCCCCGTACTCTCAAAGAACTTCTGGATCTCTTTCCGCAGCTTCCGAGCCTCATTCGTCGCCACCTGCTCGTAAGCCTGGAGAAGCGAGTCGAGCCGGCTCATGAACGCATTCCGCGCCACAGGGCTCAATTGCTGACCCTGCTGCATCGCACCATTCAGATACTGCATCAACACCCCGATCCGACCCGCATAATTCTGCCCAGGCTTCGCCGGCACAGGCACACCCACGAGCAAGGTCGGGATCGTCTTCGCCTCGTCCTCCAACTCGTCCACCTGCTTCTGCCCAGGATCCCGAAGCAGCCGCTTCACCAAACTCGGATCGTCCAACTCCATGATGCTCTTGTCCAACTCCACCTGATCCACCCAGGGACTGTTCATGAACAACTGCTTCCGATTGATGGCCTGCTGAACCATCATCTGCCGACTCACCATATCCATGCCACCCTTCGGCTCCAACTCGTACTGGTCATGGAGAGCCACCGGATCCGCTTCCAACGAATCCTCCGCAAACCGGTAGCGCAAGCTCTTGCTGTCGTACTGCACATACAACGCCCACGCCTGACGATACAACTTGCCCAACGCCATCCGAAACAGACGCGCCCGCAAATCCCCACTCTGCATCGCCTGCGCATTGATGCTCTGAATCTCCGTCGCCGTGCGCCGATCACTCCCACCACTCATGATCGAGCCCATCGTGTAATCCGGACTCCCAATCCGGTTCTCCGCGACAGCCCGCGTCTGATTCAACTCCTGATCGAAACTCACCGGCGGCTGCGGCATCTGCACCGGAGCCACCCCATAGGGCAAAATCTGTCCCGGCTGGAACCGCAGATTGATGCTGTTCGGCAACTCCCGCTCCGCCCGGAACAACGGACGATTGTAGAGCGTCATCGCATCATGCTTGTGGTTCCACATCGAGGTCATGCTCAGCTCGAACGGAGCCAGAATCTCACACACACCCCTCGGACTAAACCACCCCTTGTCCTTGATCTCATACGGGAAATCCACGAACGGACATTGCCCATGGTCATACGGCAACTCCATCGGATCCCGCAGATCCAGATCAACAGCCGCAGGACTGTAAAGATACACCTCCCACTTCCCAGCATCCGTCTTCCGATACACCTCCCAAACAATCACACCATCCGTATTGCTCGTGTAAGTAATACCCTCACGAAGTTGCTTCGCATCATTCTCAGATGCCGCCCCCGGGATGTTGTCATCCTCCTGCGGGTTCCCACGGATCCGTTGGATCGTCTTCGAATCCGCCTTCCAACGGAACTGGCCAGCCATGCGCTTGTACGCACCCACACTCATCGGCATCACATGCACCGCCCAGTCCGCATCCTGCAAATCCACCGTGTACGCCGGCACCACGAAATACATCGGATCCACCGCCTCAAACCCCACCCGCTTGTCCCCAGGATTCCAGAAACACTTCATCACCCCACGCCCACTCATCAGCGTGTAATCCACCCAACTCAACACCTCATCCACAAAGTTCGTCTTCTCCCGAACCTTGTAGTTGAACCAGTCCTCCGCGACCTTCGTGTACGCATTCAACTGCTGCCTCATCGGGACAAAGCTGGCCACAACATCCATCCCCAACGCCTGCTGCAGGAATAGCGGCTTCAGCTTCTCAATCGCCGTGTCAATCAACGGCCAATGCAGGTCCGCAGCCTTCGGCCA